ATGGCGCGGCGGGCACGGGGCGCAGGTTTGGAGGCACGCTCATCTCGATTGAAGCTCCCGGTCGCGAAGAAACCGGTCTTCGTGAAGATCGGGCCGGGGCTCGGCCTCGGCTATCGGCGAAATGCAACGGCCGGAACATGGGTCGTTCGGGTTGCTGACGGCAAGGGTGCCAATTGGACCAAGGCGATCGGCAGCGCCGATGATTTTGAAGATTCCAACTGTAATACCGTGCTTGATTTTTGGCAGGCGCAGGATCGGGCGCGAGCGGTCGCTCGGGGTGGTCGCGCTTATGATGATTACGATGGCAAACCGATCACAATAAACAAAGCCCTCGACCAGTATGAGGCCAACCTCAAAGTTCGCGGCGCCGATATCGGCAACGTCACGCGGGTCCGGGCTCATCTTTCGGAAAGCCTAGCGAGGAAAAGCGTTGCGCTCGCAACCGCTCGGGATTTCCGAACATGGCGTGACGATCTAGCTGCGAATATCGCTCCGGCAACGGTGAACCGGATAAGAACCGGCCTCCGAGCGGCTCTCAATTTGCTAGCAGATCACGACGACACGATTGCAAATCGCCGCGCTTGGGAAATGGGTCTTGCGGCGATTCGCGGCGCCAACGAGGCGCGCAATGTGATTTTATCTGAACCCGTCATCCGCTCGATCATTAACGCCGCGGAAGAGGAGAGTAGAGAATTTCAGTTAGTTGTCGAGGTTTCGGCGGTTACTGGCGCGCGCTTCAGCCAAATCGCGCGGCTTGAGATTCAAGATCTGCAGGACGACGGACTTGCTCCGCGCCTCATGATGCCGGCCTCTCGTAAGGGTGGCGGGGTGAAGAAGATTACGCGGAGACCGGTTCCAATCCCAGTCGGATTAGCGGCGCGTTTACGAGCCGCGGCGAATACTCGTAGCGCCGGTTCTCCCCTTCTTTTGAAGGGAGACCGAGAGCCCTGGCGGAAGGGTAATCATCGATTGCCATTTATGCGAACAGTCAGGCGGGCAGGACTCAATCCCGCCGAGGTTACGATATACGCATTGCGACACTCGAACATCGTGCGCCAATTGCTCGCCGGTGTCCCAGTGAGGGTGGTCGCGGTTAACCACGACACTTCGGTAACACAAATCGAGCGGACGTATAGTCGACACATCGGCGATCACGCTGACGCGCTAGCGCGCCGCGCGCTGCTCGATGTTTCGGACGATCAGCCGGGCGAGAAGGTCGTGCCAATCACGGCGGCGAGGTAAACTGGCTAGGCTGATCCCCGAACGCCCGGTTTCCTCGCCGGGTTGCCGCCGTGACCTACACGAGGAGCGCTTGAGGAGACGCCGATGACCGACACTGGTTGGCTCTACAGGGTCCCCACCGATTGCGAACTCCAACGGATCTGCGACTCGCTGCCAAGTGAAGGCAATCCTCTAAGACGACAAATACTTCCCGACATCCTAAGAGACTGGCGCGAGCATCACCTGGAAGGCAACTTTCTGCGGATCGACCTAGGCATTGCCGAGCAAAAAGAAGTTTTTGAAAAGATAGCGAGGTGTGTCAGCACCAGTCTGGTAGCGCTGGAGGAACTTAGCAGTGCTGGGCGAATTGGATTAGCACAGGCAGTTGGATCGGCGCGACAGCACAGTCTGCTGGGTGGCCCCGATGCCGACGACTATTTCAATGAAACGCATGCAGTTTTGCGTGAGCTTAAAGCTGCGGCATCTGCGGCGCAGAAAACAAAAAGCTTCGGAAAAGAAGCGGTTATCGAATTTGAGGTCATTCAGGACCTTGGCGAAATTTATACATGGGCGACCGGAATGCCGCCTCGTCGTGCGCCGAACAATAAGGGACGCTTCCGGAGGTTTGCCTGGCCAATCTGGGAGTTGATATTCGGCGGCGATGAGAAAAGCGCAACGACCTTGAACACTGCGATAAGGAAGCTGGTAGATCTCAGGACGGCGGCAACTCGGGAAGCACAGGCTGTTACGCAGAAATCACCAAATACACGTCTTGAACTGCCGGAAGTGAATCCTTCGCTGCTCAGCGAAGCCGCTGCTGAAGCCGAAGAGCAATCGTCGCCACATTGGGGGCTCCCTTCCCGCGTAATCCTGTATGTCGCGATGCGACACCCGCTATGGCAAATAGAGACGCTTTAAAAGGAACGAATACGCCATATGGCAAATAGGATCCTGTTTAAGAGAAACTATCCGCTATATGGCAAATAAAGGCCTCTAAAAAAATAATATTTGCCATCTGCGGACATCGCTATTAGTCCCCACTTGCCGTGTAGTCCACCGCGAACCCGGACGGCAGATGTCTATTCAGAGTACTGAACTGGGCGACGACGAGGTGCTTGTTGTGTCGCCAAGGCGTGCCCAACACCTGCTCGACGTTGGTCACACAAGATTATATCAGCTGATCGCTGCGCGCGAGCTCGAAAGCTATTGCGAGGGGCGCAGTCGTAAAATCACGTTGCGTTCGATCAAACAATACATTGAGCGCCAACTCGGCAAACCCGAAGCCGCTTGATCTACTCCATTAGCCGGCGTCCAACAATGCAGCATACTGGCCTGAGCGATCTGGCAAATCGAATCAACGTCTGGTTCCAGAAAAGCCAAAATTACCGCGTCACGGCGGGTAAACACCTGATCGAGGCGCAACAACGTGTTCGTGCAGGCGAGGCTGGCGCCATTTCTTGGGAGGCGTGGCTTACCCTGAATATTAAACGCTCTCTTGCAGATTGCCGGAAGTGCATGGCCCTGGCCAAAGCGCCAGATCCCGAGGTTGCCGCTGCGGCAGAGCGTATGGCAGCTCGGGTTAGGATGCAGAAGAGGCGCGCGAACGTTCGCGCGGCCCCATCAAATCAAGTTGTAGATCCGCTCACGCTACTCCTCGACGCGTGGGACACTGCCCCAGAATACGCGCGCCGGGAGTTTCTGCGCATTGTCGACCCTGCGCGGCCATTCTTCCTCGACGCATTCAAGTTCATTCACATCGACGAGCTCGGCACGCCCGAGGCCGCTAGCCGGATAAACGAAGGAGGGTGGCGATGATCGAGCGCCTTGGCGATCTCGTGATCGAGCGACAGAGCCATCGTCAGCCGCCTCGGATTGTCGTGTACGGCGATCACGGCATTGGGAAATCTAGTTTCGGCGCATCGGCGCGCAATCCGATCTTTATCCAAACCGAAGACGGCATTGACAACATCGACGTCGCTCGGTTCGAGCAGTGCCGGTCAAAAAAAGCAGTTACAGAACAAATTTACACGCTGATCAGTCACGACCACACGTTCGAGACGGTCGTGGTCGACACCGCCGACCGGGTTGAGCGGCTCGTTCACCAGAGCATAGCGACCGATCACTTAGTCGGCTCGGTCAGCGATCTCCCATACGGCCGCGGGTACAAAGCTGCGGAAGAGCACCTCAACGAGCTTCTCGGCGGGCTGGATCTGCTGCGCAACGAAAAAGGCACGACGATCATCGTGCTGGCGCATGCCAAGATCAAACGCTTCGAAGATCCAACCTCAGATCCTTACGACCGGTATGTCCCGGATATGCACGACAGCGCTGCGGCGCTGCTCTGCGAGTGGGCCGATGTCGTCGGATTTCTGACTTATAAGATTTCGACGAAGACAATCGACGCCGGGTTCGGCCGCAAGATCACCCGCGGCATCGGCAGTGGCGGGCGCATCATGCATCTGGAGGCGCGCCCGGGCTTCCTCGCTAAGAACCGTTATGGCTTGCCGCCTTCCTTGGTGATCCCCAGGGAAAACGGCTGGACCGTATTTGAAGACGCGTTGCGATCGGCAAGGGAGGGCATCGCATGACATAGCCTATCTCGCCGAACCCAATGCACGAACTTCTGTAATCACTAAAGGTTTACGAAAATGACCACGTTTGGAGGCACTTTCGACGCCTCAAGCACTCCGCCCAGCGATTTCCCGCCAGTTCCAGTCGGCGCTTATCTTGTGAAGGCGATCGAGTCTGATCTGCGTCCAACCAAGGACGGCACCGGCAAGTACCTCAGGTTTGTTCTCGAAATCCTTGAGGGCCAATACGCCGGTCGGCGGATCTTCGATAACATCAATATCGAAAACCCCAGCCAAACCGCCGTTGATATTGGACGGCGGCGGCTGTCGCAGATGTGCCACGCGGTCGCCGTGTTGCAGGTTAGAGATTCCGACCAGCTGCACGGCAAGCCAATGATCGCCGATGTTGCAATCGAGCCACCCAAGGGCGAATTCGCCGAGCGAAACAAAGTGCTGCGCTACCACCCGCGCGACGGCGCCAGCCCCACACCGACCGGCGTCTCGTCCCCGCAAAACGGCGCCAACGCAGCGCCACCTTGGACCCAGCGCGCCTCGGCGCAAGCGTAATTGGAGGTGAGGGCGGCAACAATGCCGCCCCATTTCTTATGGTCGCAATCCCAGAACTCAATCCAATCGACCCGACATTGGCTGCGGTCGACCGCGCGCTCGAAGAGAGGGCCGCCCGCCAGCCGCCGAGGCCTTATCTCGGAATGTCCGAGATTGGACATCCCTGCGCGCGGGCGCTTTGGTACCGCTTCCATTGGGTCGCGCCCGCGCAATGGTCCGCGGAAGCGCTGAAGCGCTTCGACGACGGTCACCACGGCGAGGACCTTATGGCAGATCGCCTTCGCCTCGTGGCCGGCATCACGTTGTTGACGCGCGATTCACATACCGGTCGTCAATGGGCGTTTGCCGATCACGACGGTCATCTCCGCGGTCATCTCGACGGCATCATTCTCGGGCTGCTGCAGGCGTCGAAGGCCTGGCACTTGTGGGAACACAAGGTCGTCAATGACAAAAAGCTAACAGAGCTTGAGCGCCTGAAAAGCCAGGTCGGCGAAAAAAACGCGCTGCGCCAGTGGGACTATCAGTACTACGCGCAGGCCGTCGCTTACATGCGTTACGCCGGCCTCGATCGGCATTACCTCACCGCATCCTCACCGGGCGGCCGGCGAACCGTCAGTTGCCGCACCAATGCAGACCCGGCAGAAGCAGGGGTCGTTATCGGTCGTGCCAGGCGCATTATCGACAGCCACAGCCCTCCCGCGCGGATTAGCAACGACCCGGACAGCGCTATCGGCTGTCGTCATTGCGAACACCGCGAGGTCTGTCATTTCGATGCGGCGGTAGCGGTATATTGTCGTACTTGTCGGCACTCTTCTCCGGCTGAAAACGGCGCCTGGCACTGCGCACGCTGGGACAAGACGTTGTCGGTCGACGAGCAGCGGCAAGGCTGCCACGCGCATCTCGACATCTCTTCGCTCGTTCCCGGCGAGGAGATCGACGCCGATCCCGAGGGTATGTGGGTCGACTACGAGATGCCCGACGGGCGCGTCTGGCGCAACGAGGTGGCCGGGTCATGATCACCCCGTTTCAGTACCAAACAAAAGCCGCGCTCTCGTTCCCCGAATATTTCGTAAACAACGACGGTAACCCCCTGTGCGTTATCCCCACGGCCGGCGGCAAGAGCGTGGTCATTGCGCTGTTCCTCAAATGGATATTCGAGCAGTGGCCTGACCAGCGCGTCCTTCTTCTTACGCATGTCCGGGAGCTCATCAGCCAGGACTACGACGAGTTATTGCGGCTGTGGCCCGAGGCGCCGGTAGGGATCGACAGCGCCGGCCTCAAGCAGCGCGAGTACGGGTCAAAGATCATCTTTGGCGGCATCCAATCCCTGCATCGCAATGCGCATCGTTTGCCGAGGATCGACCTCGTCATCATCGACGAGGCGCATCTGGTGCCCCGTACCGCCAATACGATGTACCGCAAGTTTCTGCGTCAGCTTCAGCGGCTCAATCCTTTTCTCAAAGTCATAGGGCTGACGGCAACGCCGTTCCGCCTCGATAGCGGCATGTTGCACGAGGGCGACGACGCGCTCTTCACTGACATCTGTTTCGAGATCGGCATCCGCGAGCTGATCGACCTCGGCCGCCTCGTGCCGCCGGTCAGTCTCGCGGCGCGGACGCAAATCGACACGTCGGGTGTCGGTACCCGCGGCGGCGAGTTCATTGCCGGGCAGCTTGAGGCGGCGGCGCTCGACCCCGAAGTAGTTGCGCGCATTGCGGATGAAATCGTCAAGCACGGCGCTGATCGCCAAGGATGGCTGGTGTTCTGTTGTGGCGTCGCGCACGGCGAGGCGCTCGACGAGGCGCTGCGCGAGCGCGACGTCGCATCGGCGGCGATCTTTGGTGAAACCAAGTCCGACGAACGCGACAGAATTATTACGATGTTCAAAGCCGGCGAACTGCGCGCGTTGTGCAGTGTCGGCGTCCTCACGACCGGGTTCAACGCAACGCATGTCGATCTAGTCGCCCTGGCTCGCGCGACCAAGTCGACCGGATTGTTCATTCAGATGGTCGGTCGCGGGCTGCGTGTTCACCCCGGTAAAGTGGACTGCCGAATCTTGGATTTCGGCGGCAACATCGAGCGCCACGGCCCGGTTGATGTGCCCCGGGTCAGATCGAAATCAACAACGAACGGAGAGGGCGAGGCGCCGTTCAAAATCTGCCCCGAATGCGGCCAGGCACACCCGACAGCGCAGCGGGAGTGCGAATGCGGCTACGCGTTCCCGCCGCCCGAGCGGCGCATCCATATCACCGCCTCGACGGCCGAGCCTCTGGCAACCAAGGCCCCACCGGAGTGGATCGAAGTCGAGCGCGTCACCTACCGCCGGCATCATAAGCCTGGCAAGGTGCCGAGCCTGCGCGTCGACTACCACGCTGGGCTCATCTCATATCCCGAATGGATTTGTCTGGAACACACCGAGTACCCGCGCAGCAAGGCGGTCGGGTGGTGGTGCCGTCGCGGTCCCGAACTCCCGGTCCCCGACACCGTCGACGAGGCGCTGCGCCTTGTCTCGGCACTGCGCGAGCCGACCCACATCCTGGTGCGGCGGGTCGGCCCATACGACGAGATCGTCGGAACGAGGCTCTGATGCTCGGACTGTGCTTCTGCGGTCGCGAGGCGCGCGGGTTCTACTACGAGCGCCCGATACCAGTGCCTCGCATCAAACCCCTGGCCAAAGCGACCGCCGCTCCGAAAGTGCGCTGCTGCTCGATGGTCTGTCTCGACGTCGCCTTCAACAGGAAGGGCGTTATGCCTGAGCTAAGCAAATTCGAAACGATCGCGATCGCCGCCGTCTCCGCCCCGGCCGGCGCTTACATCGAGACCGTCGGCGATACCGACATCGCGAACTGGTCGGTCGCGACCTGGGACGGCTTCCTCGAATGCGTCGTCACTAGCTTCACCCGCAAGATGCGCGACCTGGTCGGCAGCGACGCGTGCCCTTTTTGAGGAATCGCGCATGTCGTTCATGTCGGAACTCGGCGGGCGGTACATCGATAACGGCTATCCGATCCTGCCCATCAAGCCGGAAAGCAAGGCGCCTGGCCTCTATACGGCGGCTGTCGGCTGGAGCGGCGGCTACCCGGATTGGACGCGCCACTGCGCCCGGCCGACAACGCTACTCGAATTTGAGATATGGGCCACTTACCCCGACGCCGGGATCGGGGTGGCGTGTGGTTACCCCGTCGGGATTGACATCGACGTCGTGGAAGACGCCGCGATCGCGACAGACATCGAGCGGCTGGCGCGTCGGCTGCTCGGCGACACGCCGCTTGTGCGCATCGGTATGGCTCCGAAACGTCTGCTCGTTTACCGCGCCGAACATCCGTTCGCAGGGTTCAAAATGCACCCGATCGAAGTGCTCGCCCGTGGCCAGCAATTCGTTGCGCATGCGATCCACCCCGAAACCGGCCAAGCCTATCGCTGGATCGACGACAGCCCCGCTGATGTTCCACTCTCCGAGCTCCCCGCCGTCACCGAAGAGCAATGCCGCGCCTTCGCGAAAGAAGCCTTCGAGCTGTTGCCGGCGGCGTTACGTCCGGCGCGGCTACTGAACGGGAACGGTCACAACGGTAGCGACGTACACACACCCAGCCCACTCGGCCGGCGCGGCACCTACGACGCCGTCGCCTCGGCGCTCGAAAAGATTCCCAATGACGACTGGCCCTATGATGACTGGGTCAGTATCGGCATTTACATAAAAGGCGCCCTCGGCGACGTTGGCCTGCCACTGTCCTTGCGCTGGTCAGCAAAAAGCGCCAATAAAGACCGCCCCGACTATACCGCCAAAATCTTCACCGGCCTCCGCGCCGACCGAGCTGGCGCCGGTTCGATCTACCGTAAGGCTGAAGAGTACGGCTGGCGCGCCGACCACTCGATAAGAATGAACGGCGCAATCGCCTGGGAACCGGGACAGCACCCCAGCACGAGAGTTACTCGACGGCATAAAAGTCGTCACCGAACCGCACGAGCAAGAGAAACCGGCCGACGCCAACGTCTTCGTCCCGGACGCCTTCTACAATCTCGATGGCGTGATCAAGCTCTTCGTCGATTATACGCTGGCTACCGCACAACGACCGCAACCGATCTTCGCTGTTACGACCGCGCTCTGTGTCATTGGTACGCTCGCCGGGCGCCGCTATCGCGGCCCAACAGACCTGCGCACTAATCTCTATCTGATAGACGTCGGGCGCAGCGGAGCGAGCAAGGATCATCCGCGCAAGTGCGCTATCCAGGCCCTCAACCGCGCTAAGCTGGACCGATTCCTCGGCGGCAGCAAAATCGCCTCCGGCTCCGGACTCATCTCCGCTCTTACGCGCCAGCCCTCGCTGCTCTTTCAGTTCGACGAATTCGGCAAGTTCTTAACTCAGGTCGCCCAAAAGAGCGTGCCGCGACACAAAGCGGAAATCTGGGATAACCTGACGGAGCTATTCACCAGCGCCTCCTCGACCTTCCTAGGGTCGGAATACGCCGATCAGAAAGAACGGCCGCGACAGATCATCGAACAACCCAACTGCGTCATCCACGGCTCTACCGAACCAAAACGCCTGTGGGAAGCGCTGCAATCGGGAAACCTGTCCGATGGCAGCTACGCGCGTTTCCTCTTCTTTCTTACCGACGACCCCATACCCGACTATAACGACGATGCCAGCAGCATCGCCGACGTCCCCATCGCGCTGATCGACAGCCTGAATCAAATTGTCGCCGGCGCCAAAGGATGGGTACACGGCAATCTCGCCGACACCGCTAATGGCGACCCGAATCCCATAATGGTGCCGTACGATGACGGCGCGCGCCGGCTTTTCGTCGATTTCCGCAACGAGCTTACCAGGCAGCAACGCAACGCCGCTGAAGACAGCCCCCGCCATGCGCTGCTTGCTCGTATCTTGGAGCACACGATTAAAATCGCGCTTACCAAGGCGATCAGCACCAACCCCGAAGCGCCAGTGATCACTGAAACAGCAATCGCTTGGGCAAAAGAAATCGTCGATTACAGCACCGCAACAATGATGCGCGACGCCGAACGCTTCGTCGCCGATAATGATTTCGAGGCAAAGTTCAAAAGAGTGGCCGAGATCATCCGAAGCGGGGGTGTGCAAGGTATTACGAAACGAGACTTCATGCGACGTACCTCGTTCATCGATGGCCGAACACTCGGCGATATTGTCGCCCGCCTGCGCGACAGCGAGCAGATCGAATGTCTCGAAAAAAAGACCGCTGGACGCCCCTCAACTATATGGCGATGGAAGGGCAGGAAATGA